ACCTTATATCCATCAGCAGTACCGTGAATCAAGCTTAAGGTTTCAAGCGTATTAGCTTTTACTGCTGCCATAAATGAAACTTCTTGCGCCGCTGTGAGATCTAGCTGCAATGAGCCAGTAATATCACGCTGCGTTAAATCAACCGTTTCACCACCAAGTAGCGGCGTAAAGTTCACTGCATTAGCTACGTTTAAACTTAACCCACGTGAAGGCCATGCAGTGCCGCCCGTAATAGAACCAGCCGAATAAGTACCACCAAACAGCAAATCACCAGTATTTGAGTCAGTAATCACATCAGGCTGCTTCCAGGCACTTAACGTAGTGCTAGGGTTGCTAACAGCAGAAACACCACCATCCAATAAGATAAATTTGAATTTAAATACAGGACGTTCACCGACACCAGCTGCTATCTCTACACTGCCTCGACCGCCAAAACCTTTATGCAATACACCATCGTCATACCAATAAACTGTTGCACTCTCTAATGAATCAGTCACTGGCGTATAGTCAACACGCTCATCAGCAGTGACAACTTCACCAAATCCACAAGCCCGCAATGCTGCACCCCACTTTGGAGCAACACCAAGCGCGCCAGAACCTTGAAGCTCTACATCAAAACCCATCTCAACGTAACTGGTACCGACCAACTCTTCACTGCTCCCTAAATAAGCGCGGATTAAATCTCGCGGCACATTTTGAGCATTCAGCGGGTTAATACTTAAGTTAGAAACGAGTTGAGCGTTATCGGCACCTGTAGGCACTGGGTCAACGCCATAAGTAGTTTCAAGTTTAAGTAAAATTGCAGTTTTACGAATCAGACGGTTTGCCATGTTTATTCCTTCGGAATGTCAGTACCAGCTGCATCATTAGCTGGGTTTGTTTTTTGTAGATCAGCTTGGTTTACTGCCAAGCTACCATCCTTGTTACGCACATAAGAACCACCACCTTGCGGGTTTTGTTCTAACACTTCCGTGCTATTAATTGCTTTATTAGTTGCCATAACTCTCTCTAGCTATCCATTGTTGTTTCTGATGTTCTGTAATTAACCGAGTATGTTTTTTCAATCACTGCCAAACGTTTTCCATTAGCAGCGTTTTGGCGAATGGTGCCAAGCTCATTAATATCAAAACAAAGTCCACCCAAGGTTGCATCTGCAAACAACTTTGCGTGGGCCTCTACCATGACTGCATCTACATCACTCACTGCTGTAGGACCTGTTGCCATGAATGTTAGGGTTACTTCTACGTCTCTATCTTTAAATCCAATTACCAAAAGGTTGGGTGGCGGCTCATCACCAAGCTCAATATTGATTGCGGTACCGCTATTTAAGTCCGCAGGCGAAATAGGATCTGTGCGAACATCCTCAGCAGCTACAGTAGACATTGGCGGATCTGTCAAAATATCCTGTATAGCCAGAATAATTTGCATGCCTATACTTGCCACTACACTTCCTCCAAAATCACTAATGCCATTCCTGTACCATCAAGCTCAACACTTGAGACTTTGTAGTCTCCCCCTTTAATGACAAGAGGCGTATTACGAGTTGCAACACCTAAATTAGTCTCGCTAATATGCAAAACAGGTCTAGAACCTTCAACATCAAATGTTGTTTGATAGTTTTTATCGAATAAAGCACTAACAGGTGGATTACCGAGAATTGAGATCGATACAAAGCCAGGTGTATCTTGGTTAATGAAATCGTCAAAATCCTCGGTAAATGCCATCCTTACTCGTTACCTTTTTCAGCAGATTTTTCAGCAGCTTCTTTTTCTGCCTGAGCTTTAGCCTCTTCCGCTGCTGTAATAGCCGCTTGGTCTGCCTCTGCCTTGGCCTTAGCTTCTGCTACCGCTTTTTCAGCAGCTTCTTTTTCTGCCTGAGCTTTAGCCTCTTCCGATGCCTTATGGGCTGCAGCTTCTTTTTCTGCATCTTTTTCAGAAAGCAATAAGCTAGATTGATATTTATCTAACTGGCCATCAAAACCGAAAGTCTCACCTTGTTTAAATGTCACGGGGTGAGCTACTAAATATTGGCCCTTCTTGCTTTTTGCCAGCAAGTGACCACGGTCTTTAGCCTGTGCTTCTGACAAAGTCAGCAGGCCACCGCTAATCACCACTGATTTTCCAATCACTGTATATTTCATGGTGGCGCCCCTTAGATCAATGTCACTTGAACAGAACCCTGCCAGCGGCCATAGCCAACATTGCGCCATGCATCGATACCAACTTGAATAGCATCGTTATCGAATGCAAATTCTGAAGTTTCATCTTTAACCTTCACGCTTGGCTCAGTCTCTTCTTGACGAATAAATGGACGTACAGAGCCATCGATACGATCAATTGTGAATTTATCTGTCCAACCAGCGCTTGTTAATCGTGGATTAACTGCCAGCTGAATATCCCAATCTTCAATTGCCATACTAGATGGGCCAGCCACACGAGCTAAAGACAAGCCAGCACGGAATGCTTCAGACAAACCAACTGGCACCATTACCAAGAAAGATTTTGCTGTTTCATTAATAGGCTCACCTTGGTCATCTACAAATGACAACATTTGCGAAATACCTTTAAGCACAGCTTGCTGAGCCTCTTCAGGACTAGGTGCAGATACCGTGCCATGTACTTGTGCTGGTAAACCAGAAATATCAACATCAATCTTGTTAGATTGAGAACCACTTTCACCTTCGCTATGGTCAGTGTCGTAAAAGTATTGACCGTCATAGCACAATTGGCTTGCGCCATTCACTTTTAAGCTTGATAACAATGAAGCCCAGTGTGTTTCACCACGCTCAGCAAGCTCATTAACACGCACTTGAATCTGGCCAGTTTTATCACGGCGCATGTCTTTTAGTTTGATTTCAAGTGTTGCTTCATAATGCTTGTTTTGAATGGTGATGCCATTCTCTACAAAACCCTTAGCATGACGACCACCAACCCATTCACGCAGTTTTGGTGTGTTACTTAAGAACGCATACTCTTCTGATGACTGGTCTGATTTAAAGTAGTTAGATACTTTATCTAACCACATAGCGCCAGATACAGTTTCCAATGCTTGGAAATACATGCCCACAACGGCGCGTGATGTAATTTTATCCATGGTTTACCCCTTATTTAATCAAAGCAGCGAGTTGATTGAACTTCACAGTCAGCTCTTTGAAATTGTTGTTTAAAGTTGCTTGGTTGAATGCAGCACCTACATCACCGACAGTGCCGTCTGCTGTGCCTGTCGTGCTATCGGTCAAAGCTGTTACCAAACCAACACCACCGCGACCAGCATCAAACTGCACAATACCAATACCACTTGATACAAAACGCACCACACGACCAATAGCTGAGTTGCTTGTTGCAGTTAAAGTGAATGTATTATCATCAGACGCATAAACAGGCTTACCAACATCTGTAATTGCCAAGCTGCCAATCGCTAACTGAATGCGGCCACTAGAACGTAAATTAACGCTAATAGCACCTGCAGCACCTGCAGAGTTATCTGCTTTATCTGTTGCAAACCCAAGAAACGCATCACCAGCCACCAAAGGGCGGGCATAACCAGAAGCGTTATCACCGACAGCTGCCCCGCCATAAATAATGTCTGCTGCTACAACGCCTACATCATTACGGTCACCAATTTCGTAAGAACGCAACTGATCTTGAGCTAATGTGGTCATACCAACGCCAGCTAAAAGCGGTAGCCCTTGAGCAATATGTGAAACGTCATAAACGCCTGCGTAAGCACCAATACTGAATACCGCTGCTACCAGACCAATTAAAAGAATTGTTGATTTTTTCATGATAGATACCTTTATTTAGATTGACCGGCTACTCTCACACTGCCAGCTGCATGAGCTTTTGCGTATGAAAGATAAGTTGCAAAACTGTTGCCGAATTCAGCGCGCAGGCTTGAATCTTTATCCCAAGTAGCTTGCGCTTTATCTTCAACAGACATATTTGCATCAGCTTGAGATTCAGCCTCAAGTGTAGCTGCGTCATCAGGTGCAGATGCAAAAGCAACTGCAGCTGGTGTGCCTGTTACTAAGTTTGCAGCAAACTGGTTTTGTAAAGCACGCTCTGCATTTACAACCTGCACAGCAGCTTCAGGACCAGTGGTTTTGCCATCAAATTTAAGTGAAGTGATTAAAGATTCGTGTCCGCGCATAGATTGCGCCTCAACAGATTTAATACGATTTAGCTCTGCAGATGCTCCGGCGTCGAAGCCGGCACTGCGGCCTTCTTCTACCAGAGCAGCACACAAGTCTGGATGCGCAGCGCGCAATTCTTCCAGTGTCATGGTTGTTACTCCTTTGGTTGAAATATGGGGTGCTGCCTTGTCTTGCTGCATGCCAGGCAACGTGGCATTTTCTTTAGCCGCTGTACTTACATTGGCTGGAATAGAATGAACGCGAGTACTACGTTTTTGCGATAACTCTGCAATTAGTTTGTCGGTAGTTGACACACGATCAGCCAAGCCCATTGATACGGCTTTTTGACCACGGTATGTATTGGCTTGTGTGTTGATGATGGCCTCTACTGAAAGCCCACGCTGCACTGAAACTGCTTGCACAAACATCTCGTAAAGGGTATTAATTTCGTCTTGGAAATCAGCGCGAACAGACTCAGGTAAAGGCGCGAATGGGTTACCATCCACTTTATGATCACCGGCAAATATATGAGTGACTTGAACGCCTTCATTTGCCATCGCACGTGAAACATCAATATGACGCATCACTACACCAATGGAGCCAGCGTATCCAGTATTTGTAATGACTAATTCATCAGCGGCACTACCACCTAAGTAAGCAGCTGAAGCGGCAATACTATCCGCAATAGAAATCATGGGCTTTTTACCCAACAATGCTTGCATACGTTCTGCATGTTCAAACGCGCCGTTGACTTCACCGCCTGGGCTATCGTAAACGCGCAATACAGCATGAACATCGCTGTTATCCATGGCACTTTCAATTTGTCTGGTAATGTCGTTATAACCAAGCAAAAATGTGGAGTCAGCTTCCATACGACTACGGTGCACTGTTGCACCTGAAATATTGATAACTGCCACACCATCCACCACTTGGAAACCGCGCTCATAATCTTGGCGATTCATTTTTTTAGTGGAAAATAATTCTGGTGCAAGCATTTCATATCCAGCTGAATCGCCAGTATGAGAATTAGCAGCAAATAAACGTGGGCTGATACCAGCAATAATTGCATCCAGCTTTTGCGGATGAATCATCAGCGGTGCATTGAAAAGCCTTGCAGTAATATGTGGATATCGCATAGGTTTAACATTACAGAGTGTGACGTCTCATTTTTAGGGGAAAATGAGACGTGATTTATTCATCATCGTCTTCATTTTTTTTCTTATCTAAATCTAAGTCTTCATCTAAGTCTTCAATCTTTACTGGAATACCGCCTTGTGATGGCAAAACAGTCAAGCCGTCAGCATCGCGCATGCGTTTTTCTTTGGCTAATTGCTTATGTTTGGTTTCATAAGGCACACCATCATGCAGAATGCTTTCTGTCTCGCGTGTTGATATACCTAGCTCCACTCGCTCTTTTGCAGCAGAAACCTCTTTGGCTGGGTCAATGCTGCCAGGACCATCTCCAATCCAGATTGATTTACTCCATGCTGCACGAGTAAGCTTGTCTGCAAAGAAGCCTGGTGCTTTGATGTAGCCTTTTGCTACAGCTTCCTCTAGCCACAACTCATATACAGGCTGACAAAAGTCAGAGGCCATCCAATCACGCCAACGACGGTAAGTTTTCCAAGCGGCAAGTAATGCAGCACGCGCAGCTGAATAGCTTGATTGAAAATGCATGATCAGCACTTCAAAGGGGATTTCCAGTTGCATCCCGATTTGGCGCAAAATCGATTGAAAGAATTGGTCAAACTCAGGGTTTGGTCTGCCAGGATTTGGCGAAACAGGCTCTTCACCTGGCAATAAATTAATTACTCGACCATTATCATCAAGACTCCCGTCCCAATTCGATGCTTGTTTTGCATAATTTTGGCGCCCAGTGTCGTCAAAAATATCCATAAACGCTTCGTGATCCATTCGCACAAACATAGCAAACATACCGTTCACTACAGCCGCTTGAAGCTCTGCATCTGTGAAACGTCCTAGCTGCTTCAATGGTTCAATAATTGGGGCGAATTCAGGCACGCCACGCACCTGTTCAGGACGCAATTGCTTGAAGAGATGAATTACATTTTTACGGCCATTTTCACCGTATGCCTGTACGGGGATCCACTCATTACCAGCTTGACGTAAACTACCAGGGTGAATCTTGCTAAAGTGGTATCTAATAGGCGCACCATCACCATCCATCTCAATACCATCAACCATTGTGTTGGTATTTTGTTTTCGATTAGGATTACTGCAACGGTCTGCTTCAATGGTTTGTAATGTCAGGTCGTATCTGTTTCCACGTGGTTTTATAAGATTAATAGAAAATACATCGCCGGACTCCATGCGAGAACGGAATACCAGATCTTGAATTTGGTAAAAGTTTAACTGTCTGCGTAGATCACAGTCTTTACTATTAGCCCATAGAGAATACTCACGCAGAGTGTTTTCTGCCCACTCATCTGCTTGCTGTTCGGTAATTCCTAAGAATTTTGCATCTGGTTTCGGGGAGAGTGAAAGGCCTGTACCTATCACATTCGTAGTCATCTGCCCTACAGCACCACCAGCAATAGGATTGTTACGCACCAAATCGCGACTACGTGCGCGATTCATGACTAAGTCTGGGCTAATATCAGCCTCAGCAGATCCTGCAAAAGAATTCCAGTTTGATGTTGCAGCATTATCACGTTTTGCGCCTTTATAACCAATTCCACTAGATCCCCCTACAGCCAACGCCATCACTGAGCGCGCCTGCATATTTCTTAGTGCAACTTTAGGTGCAAAGTAGCCAATTGCTTTATCAACCAAGTTCGGTTTAATTTCTAACGGTTTACGGGTTGGTGTAGTTTTTGCCATAATGATTTACCTTGGGCGAGCAACGAATGTACGACGGCCACCATATGCTTTAGCAGCCAGCTCTTTTACGCGGGCATCCCAAGTCTCAATGCCATCACGCACTTCTTTTAGATTTGCGCGGTTTAAGCGGCGCCCTTGAAATTCGTAAGATTGATTAGCAAGAATCTTAGATTCTGCTTCTAGATATTCATTAAGCTTGGTTTCTGCTTGTTCGAGTGTAATGCCGGCCATTCGGAATCTCCGATTAATAGTGCCAAGCTTATTGGTATTACCGTCTCATTTTTAGGGGAATTTGAGACGAAAAAAAAGGCCACTTTCGCAGCCTTATTAAATTTGTATTTTTAACCTTAGTTACAACTCATTAAATTAACAGTTCATCGCTTTACTCCTAAAAGTTTGGATTAAATTACTGGTTAATAAAATTGTATTATCTGCCTAGCACTGTCTCAATTTCAGGGGAAAATGAGACGATATCAATCACCTTTTTTCATATGCCTAAATATCGTTGCTCTACCTACACCAGTCTCTTTTCTAATCTCACTAAACGGTTTTCCACCTAAGTACTCAGTCACAGCTTTTTTAACTTGGGCTTTATTGATTTTCTTCTTGGCGATATACGCATCCTCTCCACCCCAATGCTTACGCGTTGTTGTTTCAATTATCTCTAGTTTTTCCTGAATTTGTTCTTTATTCAGCTCTGGAATAGCGTCGCGAAACTGCTGCATCATAAAATCTACTATGTCTTCAGCCACTATCGCGCCCCTCCACGATTAAAACCAGAAAGCTGCAGCTTGCCACCAATGTTGGTTGATACGTCAACCACATCCGGTTGCGGTTGTTGCACTTCTGTTGCATCAGTATCTGCAACATTTTGTGGCTCTATCATTGCTTCGCGTCTTTCCCAGTCGGATTTTTTCCATTTATGCAGGTAGACTTCAGGATGATGACTAGCTGCAATAGATAGCACCCAAGTATCAAGTTGCTCGTTACGCTTACCTTTTTTAAGCTCCCATCTGTTTTTTCTGGGGTTGTAAGTTTCAGACACCAAACCATCGTAGTAAGAGTCATCCAGTCCTGTACTAAAATGCACAAGACGCTCCCCTGGGTCTTTCTCGTTATCCCCATTTAAACGGTTATAGAGCAAATGTTTTGCTGTATCTGAACCAATAACATACAGCGCCACCCCTTTTTTAATGGTTTGTCCTCGCCAGTTAACATCTTGCAAACTTGGCTTTCCTAAAATAGCGCGGCCATAAGTACTTGCACCCTTACATGCTATAACGCGTGAAACGCCAAAATCTGCTGCAGCACGCCTAGAAAATCCATAAACCATATGCGTATGGTGACCGCCTGTATCGACAGCTGTTGCTTCAATTCTCAAACTCTTACCGAAATGATTCACAAACACAGCATCCTTCAAATACTTACCTAAAGAATCCCAAACATCGTCATCACCTGGATTGCCGTAGATAACATGGTAATCAACAGGCCAAGTGCGACCACCACGTCCATGACCAGTGATTTGAATCTCTAATCGATCATCTTGCGTGTCCACCCCGCAAGTAAGAACTAAACAGCCAATTGGTATCGTACGTAAGGCGTAAGGCTCTGCACGGGCAGATAATGCATTTGGCTTAATATCATGGCTACGGTCCGCATATGTTTCACCAAGGCGAGTGTTAATGAACACCATTAGGTCTTTAGGATCGTCCTGAGCATCAATCCACTCATAAACCAACTGGGTCCAAGATTTACCAAGACCAATTGGAGAGTACAAAGCATTGATGTGATAACTTTTATATAAATGATCAGGCGCCATGGCAACCCAGCGTGCCTCACCGCCATGCCCTTTTTCCGGCAACATGATGGCTTTGTGATATTCCTCAATCACACATCCATTGTGTTCGCAGGCGTAGTAAACAGACGCAATCTTTCTCGGATTTTTTACATCCTTTGTCCAGCGTAGGTTATGCCATTTCAGATACTGCATCTCTCCACAATGCGGGCATGGCACGTGGTAACGGCGCTGGTCACCTTTTTCAAACGCATCTTCAATATGGCTAGCATCTTTAACAGTGGGGCTACTAACAATAAACATTTTTGAATCACCAAAAGCTGTTAACCGAATATCTAGCAATTTTAGTGGGTCACCTTGGTCAGTACTCCAAGCCCATTCATCCACTTCATCAGCCAAGGCATAACGCAAGCTAGTAGACTTTAACTCTGAGGTAGAGCCGGCCGTTTTAAAATACAAAATACCGCCAAGAAATTTCTTACGCTGTGCGTTATTGTCAGATGACTTATTGCTCTTTTTAGAAAGCGCCTCTGCTACTGCAGGTGTGTCATTTGCCATCGGGTCAAATTTTTGAGAAACCCAATCATTCAGGCTGCGCTCAGTAGGCATTACAATCGCTGCTGGTCCTTTGGCATGATCCATGATGTAACCAACCCAATTACTGCCTGCCTCAGTGCCACCTACTTGACTTGATTTCATGAACACCACTTTTTCATCAGCAGAGTCCTCTGAAAGTGAATCCATCGGTTCGCGTAAAAACGGGGTGCGCGATGTTTTCCACTCGCCAGGCTCAGCAGAACCCTCACCAGATAATATTCTGTGCTTATCAGCCCACTCACTAACGGTTAAGAACTCTTTAGGCCTTACTGCTTTACGAGCAGCTTCATAAGTCAGAAGAAATGCATCAAATGGCAAACTCATGCGAATAGCCTTTCTTGACTTAACTCTTTATCAATAAAACCAAGTGACGCATTGAACATTGATGTGTCTTTTTCGGTACCAGTTAAATCAAACCCAAGCCTACTTGCAGCGACTGCATGAGATCCACTTCCCAAATGGCTATCAAATATCTTTTGTCCTGCAGTTGCATAATTAGTTAGTAGCCAGTGATAAAGAGCCGTTGGCTTTTGTGTTGGATGAATCCTCTTTTCGTTTAGCTTTACATTCCCACCGTATGAACCTTGGTGCATACCATTCCAAACGTATTTAAAAATTCGTAATGCACGCTCAAATGATGTATATGCCAATTCACCATCTGAAAATGAGCTTTTCCCGTTATCTTTATCCCAGACTATCCAACCTGCAGAACTGCTATCGAACCTACCTGCGAAATGATTCGCTCCCCAAATAATTTGATTTTTAGATATTCTGGCCAGCTCAATAAAGTAATCTTCTTTTGGAACATCCCAACTATCTAAAGCGTCATAGTGCTTTGCTCTGGCCACGCCTAAATTTGAATAACCTTTACCGTAGTAACCAGATTTATTAGGCCCATCAAAATAAGGCGGATCTACGATAGCCAAATCAAAATGGTTATCTGGTACCGACTTCATGAACTCCATGCAATCCATGTTGTAAAGTTTGGCTGTGCCGATCAATACTGGAGATATCATGAAACCTCCTGAGAAGATTGATTCAATTTGTCATTGCAGCCTTTTTCCAACTGCGTAAGTACTTGATGAACGGCTTGCTTGAGCGTGATACGAATGTCGTTGATATCTTTTCCTACCAACTCAGCACTAATGCGATGTGGCATGTTTTCTAAGTTTTGGCGAAATGTAGTGACCATATCGCCAATTGCATCCTTCATAGCATCGCGCGATACTAACTTGCCTATACGCTCCTGATAATCCAGCTCAGCCTGCAGCGCTTTGAATTGCTGCTCTTTTGCGCGAGATTGTGAAAAGCTATCGCGGCTCGGGTCTTTTGGCTCTTTTTCTTTTTTTGAT